CGAGGCTCGCACCAAATGTTGATATTGTCGTGCTGGGAGGCAGGGACAAGGTCTTGATGTCAACATCAACTTCAGATTCGAGAATAAAATCTGAAGCGGAATTACCCTCAAGCAGGGACGCATTCAGATTGGCGACCACTGTGGTTGACGCGACCACAAGCGGAGCTGTTCCTGTCGCGACATCAGATTCGAAAGTAAGCCCACGGATAGAGAACGCGCCAACATCCCAGTTCGCGGTTAGCGGGACGGAACCATCAGCAAGAAGGTCTCCGCCTCCGCCGCCGCCCGGGGCCAGAGCAGCAATGGCCTGTGCTACACGCAGTGCAGACCACGACTCTATTCCGGTTGCGACACCAGCCTCTGCTGCGGCCTGAGAAACCAAAGGGACTTGGGTCTGGTAAGCGGTTGCAATCTCTGCGTTTGATTGGTCTGCTGTCGCTCCATTCTCGACGTTGATCAGGGTTCGGATCTGTGTCGCGGTCAGTGCGGTGATGTTTCCGCCTGTTATCCGACCAACGAGTGTCTGCTCTCCAACAGTAACTACTGCAGGGGTATTGTCCGTTGTCGCGGCAAGAATCGACTGTGCGTCATAGAGTGCTTTCGTGACAAACGCGGCAGCCTCGAGGTCATCAAGACGGTCTGCGTTGAGGTTTGTTACCTTTGTGGTTGACGCGCAAACGAACGGTGGGGTTCCGGTCGTTACATCAGACTCGAACTGCTGGGCCGTCATTTTGTACGGACCCATGTCCCAGTTCGCCGTCATGGGTACAGTGCCGTCAGCAAGAAGGTCGCCGGTCCCAGAGGCACCACCGATCGCTGTCTCAGTCCCGTTGCTGTCTTTCGTGTAAAGGGTCTTGTCGGTCTTTACATAGATTGCGAGCTTTCCTGTCGCGGGTGTCGCGGCCGGATCGCCTTCGTTCATCAGGAGCAAGCTCATTTCAAATCCTTAATCGTCGATTATAATCACTTCCCCACCGATCTCCAGTGTACCACCTGTCTCGATACTCAGGAGCGCGTAAACGATCATCTGGTGAAGCAGCGGGATACAGAAAAAGTCCCCATCCTGCATCGTGTTTTTGGTGACCCCCCACGAGGCGATCGTGTTCAGGTTCCTCGATGCGGTCTCGCGTACCTGCTCAAGGTTCCCTCTGGGAATCTCATAGCTTGGGTAGCTCGATGCTGTCATTAAACAGGCACTGCCCTGTAGGTAATCTGAATCCCAATTTGTCCTTCATCCGTTGACTGGGTAAAGGTTGGGACAACAGAACCTAACGCTTTCGGCCATGCGTCAGTGAACACCTTTTGAATGTCCTCGAAATAAATCGGAGCACCAATGCCAGTTGTGTTCATTCGATCGCTTCGCCACAACTCAACATGCTGCTGACTTGCCGGGATCTTGGAGTACATGAACGGTTCGCCAACGTCATGAGCAAGCATTTCCAGTGCGCCAACAGAATCGAAAGCCGCAGCTTGGAACGGTAGTGTCAGCGCGATTCCGTTCGACGCGGTTGTTAAATTCTTGAACCTGATCCGTATCCAGCATGTGACCATGTCACCGATCCGGGTATAGTTCCCTGTGGAACTGATAACCGTATGCGTTGGTGCTGTTGAGTACGAAGATGAATTGAACGGTCTCTGTTTAAAAACCGGAGTCCATGTTCCTTCTGAATACCCCGGAAGAGCAGCAGAAAGAGTGAGACCGGCAGGGGATGTCAGGGAAAACGCGCCTGTCGACTTCGTGTAATTCAGCGTATCAATCAACTGGTTGAACGATGCCGCGTCTTGGGCGGATGCGCCATCAGCAAGGTTTGTGATGTTGTTTGACTGCATATCCAGATCTGCAGCCATCTCGTTCACACCATCAATGTTGAGGCACCGGGAAATAGCGTCCGCCAGATCCTGATCGTGGTAGTCGTGTCTGGTCGCGATAACTTTCTTTCCGCCCTGAAGATCCTGATACCAGACTGTCTCTCCGGTATAATCAGGATTTACTCTGTCGACTACTTTCGTTGTTGGGTTCCAAGGCATCTCAGTTTCCTCATTGTGCGCCAATCATGTAATAGCGGAGACCGGTTGATCGCCATGTTACCCGGTCATTTGTAAGCGCGAAACGCACCAGCAACGCCACTGCGTACCCAGAGGCACTTACGTTCTGCCAACCTTTTGTGGTTGCAACATTGTCATCAGCAACCCAGTAATCCTCATCCCAGACTGATCCGCCGCCAGACTCCAAACCCCAAATGCACTCATCTGTCGCGGCCTGCCCCGGGAGCGGACTGAGGTTTGGCAACGAATCGTAATCCGCAAATCCGCTCAACTCAATCTCTGATGGGTTTGGGTGAGTGGAGATTATCTGGGCGGCAGTCAGGAGTTTCTGATACCCGTAATTATCAAAACCATTGTACGCATAAAGGCAGGAAAAGTTGATCGCCACTCCTGCGTCAGATGTTCCGCTAAGAAGTTCGTTAACAGTGCCGTCTGGGCGACCACCGTACAGCCTGCTATCTTGCACCGCAAGGCAGATAGGGTTTAGGCCTGTGAACTTGCACCATCTTTGCGTCACCGTATTCATTACATGCTGCTCGAACGTTGTTCCTGAGAGTGGGACATTGAAGATGAAGAGTCCTTCACGCTGGAACATGACGCATTCCCAACCAAAGAGATCCGATTTGCTGGATGTCCTCTCTGTGATTGCTGTGTGTATCAAGCGACTGAACGCTGGAACATCGGAGATTCTGCCCTGCTGGACTATCGTCGAAAGAGCAACATAACCGTCTTTCGTCATAACGATCAGGTCAGATCCGTATTTGGTGAACCCGCGAACCCCCATAGGTTCACCCATTTGATACCTTCCGACAAGCTCGAAGAACCCAATCGTTTCCGGGTCATCACCTTGGTATATCAGGGTTTCACCTGTGGAGAACAAAAAGACTAAAAAGTCATCTTTGCCGTCACCTGAGTCCTGCTGGGTCCACGATGACATCGCGACGAGATGACCACCAAGCTGTGTTTGTGAACCAAGGTCAAATTCCTTCAAAACCCCCTGATACGACCCTGCCTGAGCGAACCAGAACGAGTTGTCGTTATCGAACCAATAGTACATCCTGCCTTTGAACAGCAGAGACCCAACAAACTGCGAATTAGGCAGCCCGGTTGAACCAGTTATCACCAGATTCGAAACAGACACACCATTAAATACCTGTGTAGAGTCCTCCCCGTTAGTCATAATCAAGACCGATGACTCATCCTGTTTCCTGAAGTTCGAGTGCTGCCATCGGTCATTTGAATAGGTTTCTTCCGCGACAAGAGTGCTCACAGATCCGCCTGTGATGTCGAACAGGCCGCCGCCAGATGCTGCAATAAGGAAGTATTCTTCGTTCCCGTTGAGCGGCATGATTGACTCTACCGGATCTCCAGTACCAGTGTCCGCAAACACATCAGAGCCACCTCGCGTATCAGCTCGACCAGCCCCGGGGATGATGTTCTCAAGGATGACAGCAGCAGTTGCAGGCATTGAGTCCAGCCCGTCGAAGGCATTCCAGCCCTCGACTGGTGCGTCGATCGAGATTACTGTGGATGGCTCGCTCATTAGGTCCGGTACAATGGGTAGTATGGTGCTCTTCGAGCAACAGTGGTGCCACGGCAGCCTATCTTCTGAGCACCCATGGATCTGCCGTATGCCTCCGCCATCTTGGACATATAGTTCTGCATGAACTCAAGATAGTTAGGCATCCGTTTCGCCTGTTGCCAGTGAGCCTGAACACCAAGGATAAAGACCATGTCATCCAGAACAAAGGTGTCCGTGTCGTTGGTGAATTTTTCTTTCCGCACCAAAGCAGAAGAAAGGACCGGGTACTTCGATATGTATCGATAACTGAATTCTTGCCCCTCGACTGGATCAATCACCTCAAGGTTTGACCCCACGATCTTCGCACGAATGGTCCCGGCCGTGGTTAAGGAACTGAACTTATACATAAACCATTCCCCGTCAGGGACAGGGAGATCCACTTTTCTTGATCCATCAGTCTCCCAAGCTGAGTCCGGAATTATAGACTGGTGGTCAGATGGTAGTGCGTAACTGGTTGCTGTTGTCAGCGTAACTGTCGCGGTCTCGCGCATCTCAGGCCATGGCACCCAATTGTACATTTCATAAGCGACACGGTTTGCAATCGCAACAACCTGTTTTGCGTCAGGGTCATTGCTGGAGGCCCAACTTGTCCTCGTCAGAAATGATGACTCTGACATGACGGCATTCAACATTTCAAGCAGAGTCATTCATCACCTCGTTCTTAAGAAGAGAAAGTTACTTCCCAGTTCAGGCCTTGACCACCGTATGGGAATCCACCCGGACGAACCCCTTCGGGAGTTTTTCCTGCTCGATCTCCGTGACTGGCTTG